AGTTGTTTAGGCAAGGATGTATAAAGGGAAGAGGATATATTCATGCCTTTAGAGATTTTGAATTAGATCCATGGACAGGAGACTTAAAACTAGAAGTAGTAGACGCGCTCGATTGTGCTATTGATCCTCTTTCTAAAAAATATGATTTATCTGATAGTAAATACTTTATAATCTTTAAATATAATCAAAGAGATGAAGTAATTGCTGAATATCCAGAACATAAGAAAAGACTAATAAATTTAAGAACAAATGATGAAGTTGATACTCATTTAGCAGATGAGATATTTGTAAATGGATCAGGAGATCTTAGTTCTACTGCCTTAGATACAGAAGAGAGTAGATATACAGATAGAACTCAATATAGATTTAGAGTTCAGTGGTCATATATAAAAAAGACAGAGCGTAGATGGCACTTAATAGATTCAGAAGAAATGACAGATACTATTTTAAAAAGTCAAGAAGCGATTGATGCTTTTAAGAATTTAGCTATTCAATCTCCAGAAAAATATAAAGTTATAGAAAGAGCAGATAAGATTTTATATTTAGTAAAGAGTATTGATGATATTATTTTAGAGAGAATAAGAGAACCATTTAAGAAAGAAGATAGTGAAGAAGATTTTTATAGAAATCCTATTAACATGTATCCTATAGTTCCATTTGGTGCTAATTTTGAAAATGGTAGATGGCAAGGTGTTATTGATGATTTACTTGATCCTCAAATAGAAAAGAATAAATTAAGATCAACAATTCTTCATATTATGAGTACGACTGCTAATAGTGGTTGGATGTGGCAAGAAAATAGTTTAGATGATGAAACAGAATTTAATTTAATTAATAATGGAGCAGCTACTGGTTTAAATATAAAATATAAAGCAGATAGTAATCCACCTGAGAAGATAAAAGACAATCCTTTACCACATGGTTTTTTTGTAATGGCCGAACAAAGTGATAGAGATATTAATGATATTAGTGGAGTTAATGCTGCTAACCTTGGAGCAACTACTTCTGCTGAATCTGGAAAGTTAAATGAATTAAGACAGATTCAAGGAATAACTACTAATACAGGAGTATATGATAATTTAGATTATAGTATGAAGTTATTAGGAGAATTAATTGTAGGTATTATTCGTTCTACTGAGTTATATACACAACAAGAAATAGAAGTAATAGTAGAAGATTTTGACATATTTGAAGAAAGAATTATGAATCAGGCAAATCAACTATTAAATCAACAAAGTCCTATTCCTTCATTAGAAGAAGTATTTCTTCAGGCAGAAGCAGAAGATAGAGAAAGTCAACAGATAATTGCAGAACAATATCAAAAAGTATTAGAACAAAGACAAAAAATAGCTATGGATATTGCAAAACAACTTGTTATGGGTGAGATTCATAATCTTTATAAGGGAAGATATCAAGTAGCAACTGCTATGAGTAACTTTAGTCCAACTGCTAAGAATGCTAATATGTCTCTATTATTTGATATATCAAGAATAATGCCAGGTATTATACCTCCTGACTATCTAATTAAACAAACAGACTTACCTGACAAACAGGTAATAATTAATGAGATAAAGGCAAGACAAGAAGCAGCAAGACAGGCCCAGTTAAATGCTCAGAGAACAGAAATAGAAGGTAAAGTATTAATTCAAAGAGCTAAAAATGAAGGAGATATGAGTAAAGAGCAGGCAAAAGGTAGAAATGAATTTATAAATAATAGAGCGAATCAAACTTAAAAGACTTTGAAAATAAATAAAAATAAAGACTAGATCGAAAAAGATTGGAAAAACTACAAAAATTTCCAAGGTCTTTTTAAATTCTCTAAAAAATGAGTTTTGTATATATGTAGTAGAGAGGAACTTCCTCTTTTAATATAAAAAGTTTTTCTAACTTTCTTTAAAAAAGTTAAGTAAATCATATGACTATAAGTTATCTTACTTCTTTAGTTATATAGTACCAGCAAAAAAGTAAAGATTATTTTAATTCTTAGTAATATACTAATGCAAGGAGAAAGAAAATGGAAAATGTGTTTGATGATGGACTTTTAAATGATTTTGATGTAGTAGGAGATATGTCAGAAGAAGAATTCGACAAAATTAATAATGATTTTGAAGAAGGAAATACTGACAATACTACTACTGAAACTACTAATGAAACAGTAGTTACTGAAAATGAGATAGTAGTCGAAGATGATACAACAAGTGATAAAAATGATATTAGTCTCACAGATCTTGAAGATCTATTAAAAACGACAACAGGAGAAACAACAGAAGAGACAATAGATCAAGTAGAGCCTGAAAAGAATAAAGGTGATATGAATATTGCCTTACATCAGGCAAGAGAGAAAGCATCTACAGCAAAAAGTCAAAATGATTTATTGAAGCAAGAAATAGAATTATTAAAAAGACAGGTAGAACTTTCACAAGTAAATAACAACACTCAACCTAATCAATCAACTATTGATGAGTCAACTGTAGATGAAGATATTTTAAAAGATCTTCAAGATAATGACGCTATTTCTAAGGCAGATTTAGATAAAGTTCTTCAACAGCAAAAATTAAAAAATGATTTAGAATTGCAAAAACAGCAACAAAGTCAGAATTTTAATAGAGCAATAGAACTTGAAAAAGAGTTTAAGAATAGTCATGGATCAGAATTAGGTATATTGTCATATGATAATATAATGAATTTACATAATACTAAAAGAATAGTATTAAGTCAAGGTCAGCTACTTGATATTCAGAGTGCTGTTAGTGAAGGTAAAAATCCAGCTGAAGTTTTTTATAATTCTGTAATAAATACAGTTCCTGCACTTTCTAAAAAGAAATTAGAGATGGACATAAAACAGATGATAAAAGCAAAAAGTTCTACTAATAGTAAAGTTGAGAGTCCTCAGCCCGTAGTTGATGATGACGATTTTACATTAAAAAGTGGGACAACAGATTCAAACAGTCATATAAATAGTTTACTTGACTGGTAAAAATAAAATAATTAAGGAGTTTTACTATGGCTGGTACACCAGTGACAGGTAGCACAGGCTACAATATTAATGATCCAAGAACTCAAAAACTTTGGTCTAAACATTTTTTCAAGTTTATGCTTGAAAATATGGTATTAAGTTCTCTTATGGGAGCTGATCAAAATTCACCTATTACAAAAATTACAGATCTTACTGTTAAAAAAGGTGGCAGTATTGTATTTGAAATGGAAGCACCTCTTGTAGGAGCAGGAATTGGTGATAATGGAAGATTTATTGCTGTTGATGGCACTAATACTTTCAATACTGAAGCAATGAAAGATTATAATTTTACAGTATTTATTCATGAACGTGGAAATTCTGTACAAGCGGCTGGTAAAATTACTAATCAGTACACTTCTACAGATGTTAAAAGTTCAGGTTTAAGACGTTTAGGTATTTGGATGGCAGAAGCACTTGAAGATGATATCCTTGCTGCAACTAGTGGTGTAGGTAATGTTCTACAAACAGGTGGTGCAGTATCAGGTATTGATACTGTTAATGCTAGTGTTCCTACTCAGAATAGATATTACGCTATTGGTGAAGATACTAGTGGAGTTATTTCTTATTGTCAAATAGATGGAACTAGCACAAGTGATATTAGCGGAGTTGCTAATCGTCCTTTAGGAAGTTTTACTTCTGATGCTGTACAAGGAGATGGAAATCCTTCTGCTGGTGTAGGGGCTCTTGACACACGTTTCGGAACAAGAACAATTGAGTTCTTGAAGAGAAAAGCAAGACAGGTTATTACTGATACTTTTGGTGGAGTCTCTTTGAAGGTTCCTAAACTTGCTCCTGTAAAAATCGATGGTAAAGATACATATGTATTAGTTATCAGTCGTTTGCATGAAAAATCTCTTAAGGCAGATACTCGTTGGAATGAGAACCAGCAAAATGCTAATGTAAGAGGCGAAAAGAATCCTATCTTCTCAGGTGCTATTGGTATTTGGGATGGTGTAGTTATTAAAGTTTCAGAACGTGCTCAATATAGAGTAGGAGCAGGAAGTAATACTGCTACTGAATACTTTAATGATTTTGGAGCACTTGAAGGTGTTGATAATATTAATACAGAATCTGTAGGGACACAGGTAGACAGAGGACTTTTCCTTGGAGCAAATGCTTGCGTAGTTGCTTATGGTCAAATGCCTGCTAAACATAGTTCTATGGAAGATGTAGGAAGAATTGATACTGTTGCTGTAGATGCTATCTATGGAACAGGTAAAGTTCAATTTTCTTATTACAATACAACTGATTGGGCTACTAGCGCTGGAAGTAATATACTCACGGAAGATTACGGTGTCATAATTTTCGACGCAATTGTGGACGTTGACTAGATTGAGTTAGACTTTATTTTTGACTAAAGTTAATATTAAAGTTGATTAAATAATAATCCAAATATAGGTAGTAGGAATATTCCTGCTACTTATATATTGGAGTTATTATGTTGTAAAGAGATAAATAAATAG